TAATAGTTTAATGCACGCATAAATATAGAATTACTAGTTAAATTTACATATTCATAAAATTCCGGATTGGATGAAAAACTTTTATTGGTATTATCCGCAATAACAATAATTTTTCCCATTAAAGATTGTATTGGAGTTGTTCCAAAATTTTGTTTTACATTATTGGTTTCATTTTCATTACTAGAATGCGAACCTAAAAAGAGCGAATCATAATTAAAAAATAATGCCGCCAAAGCATCAAACATTTTTTGATTATTACTCATAAATCGTAAATGAAAAATGATAGGGTCTTGTGGATTTGGAGCCGTTGAACTAGAGAATGCATAATTGCTAATACAATTCATGACATCTCCAAAATCAACATAATTATAGGTTTCCTTAATATAATAACTTGGTACGGAGGAAGTTGCTACAACTGGTTTATCATTAATAGAATAAATTTCAAAATCCAATCCTCTGACACCCTGGCGTAAAACATTTTTTAAAGAACAAATATCAACAAAATCATTTGTATAAGAACCGGCACTACAGCAATTGTATGATGTTTTAATGTAATAATCTCGTAAAGAGTATTTGCAATTCGGGTCATTTGCATTTAATGAATGAATTTTTGTATCTAAATCGGAATATAATTTATCCATTTTTTTACATTCTTTTGATGAAAGATTTTTCATAATAAAATAATATATAAGTACAGCAATCAAAATTAATAAAAATAATACAAAAAGAGCGATAGACATAAAATTTTCCTTAAGTAATAAGCTTTGTAAATTTATATTCTTAATATTATCTATCATATTATGAAATGTAGATGTAGAAGGTCCGTTATTATCAGCCATTATTAACTTATTATAATACATTATTTTTTACTACAATACTACATTTTTTATGAATTTTATGAATTTTATGAATTGAATTAATATTTCATGGGTTAATATATAAATATAATATATTCTTGTATATTATATTACGTCATGGCTGGAGGATTACTTCAATTGGTGAGTCAAGGCCAACAAAATATTATATTAAATGGAAACCCATCAAAAACATTTTTTAAATCATCCTATGCACATTATACAAACTTTGGACTACAAAAATTTAGAGTAGATTTTGAAGGAGCTAAAACATTGCGTTTATCGGAAGAATCCACTTTTACATTTAAGATACCTCGTTATGCTGATTTATTAATGGATTGTTATTTGTCGGTAGATTTGCCCAATATTTGGAGTCCTATTATACCCCCTAATGAAACGGATATTAATCCAGATAACGCAAATAATACTCAATGGATTCCTTATGAATTTCGCTGGATTGAAAATTTGGGAGCACAAATGATTTCCAAAATTACTATTACTTGCGGAAACCAAACAATTCAAGAATTTTCGGGAGCATATCTATTAGCCGCGGTTCAGCGCGATTTTTCTTCTGATAAAAAGGCTCTTTTTGATAAAATGATTGGAAATGTTCCGGAAATAAATGATCCGGCGAGCGCCGGGGCACGTGTGAATGCTTATCCAAATGCATATTATACAACAAATCCGGTGGGTGCAGAGCCATCTATTCGCGGACGCACATTATATATTCCATTAAATGCGTGGTTCAATTTGAAAACGCAAATGGCATTCCCGTTGATTTCCCTGCAATACAATGAGCTGCATATCAATGTCACTATGCGCCCAATTTTTGAATTATTTCAAATTCGTGATGTGTATGATTCGTTGAATAATTATCCATATGTAGCACCCAATTTTAATTTATATTATATGCAATTCTATCGTTTTTTACAAACCCCACCTGATATTGAATTAGGTATAAATTCTTATACAGACCAACGTACTATTTGGAACGCAGATATTCACTTGAATTGCACCTATTGTTTTCTATCCAATGAAGAATCTCGTATCTTTGCATTAAATGAACAGAAATATCTTTTCAAACAAGTACGTGAGGCGAAATTTTATAATGTGACTGGTTCAAATAAAATAGATTTGGACTCGGTAGGAATGATTAGTTCCTATTTATTTTATTTTCAACGCAGTGATGCAAATCTACGTAATGAATGGAGCAATTATACGAATTGGCCATATAATTATATTCCTCAAGATATTGTGCCTGCATCCACTGATGGAAGCTTAAATATAATACGCACAAATCCCGATGGTAGTATAGTATATGTTGCAATTGGCCCGGGTGTAAATCCGAATGGTCATCTAACCGGCTGGATGATTACGGGTAATTATACCGCAGAAAATGAAAAAAATATATTGATTAGCTTTTCTATTTTATTGGATGGGTCTTATAGAGAGAATACGCAACCCGCAGGTGTATATAATTATATTGAAAAATATAATCGCACAAGCGGCAACGCGCCAGATGGATTATATTGCTATAATTATTGCCTGGAATCATCCAATTTGATACTTCAACCATCAGGCGCCATTAATATGAACCGGTTTAATAACATTGTTTTAGAAATGGTGACAATTAATCCACCACTAGATCCGCTCGCACAATCATTGACGATTTGTGACCCGCAAACTGGAAATGTAATTGGCATTAACAAACCAACATGGCGAATTTATGATTACAACTTTAATATGGTTCTATTTGAAGAACGAATTAACGTGGTTACATTTGTCGGTGGAAATTGCGGCCTTATGTATGCGACATAAAATTTATATTAATATTTATTTTTATATTTATATTTATATTTAATGATAAATGAATTTAGATATTTTAGTTTATACAAATATAGAAAAATAACAACTAGGTAATAAACAATGGCAAGTCAAAAATCTACCATTCTATCCGCATTTAATGACCATTTCATGGAATTTCTGACAGATATACATAATGTTTTTCCAAAGGACCCTGATATTTTAACTGCAAAAAATTCTCTTGGTCTAATTCGCAAAGCGAATCCAAAGATTATTATTGGCATTTGGCATTCACATATTGTTGCAAAATATAAGGATACAATTGAAGCGGGAGATATTCGTTTTTTTATGGAAAAGAATTATGTGGAAGATTTAAATAAAACGGCAAACGCAAGTAAAATTATGGAAGCCATTGACCGTCTCCGTAATCCAGTTAAAATGATGTCACCAGACGACCAACAAAAAACAATGAAGTATATTCAAAATCTTACAAAACTCGCAATATTATATCATAGTTTAGAATAGTAAAAAATATAAATAAAGATGCAAAATCATATAAAACTTTATATATTATTTTATAATATAATATATAAATAATATATAAATACCAAACTATTTTGAAAATGTCGTTAATAACAAAAATGATTCATTTTGTAATGGAAACATGTGCAAAACATAATATAGATTCATCACATGGTTTGATTCACAGTATAAACGTATTACATTATGCAAAAAATATTTATGACGATGAAGTGAAAATAAAACCACATTTATTGTTACATGAAAGAATTATTTACATTTCTGCTATTTTGCATGATATGTGCGATAAAAAATATATGGATGAGGAGCAAGGAATACAAGAGATTGTACATTTTTTAAATAATACTATTGATAAATCTGAAGCGAGCCGAAGCGCTAGCGAAGGTGAGCGACTGAACTCCGTAACATCAGTGAAGGCGTTTGAAATAAATGCTGTAAAATATATTATTTCTACGATGTCCTATTCCAAAGTAAAAGCGAATGGTTTTCCTGATTTAGGTATTTATCAAGATGCATATCATATTGTTCGTGAGGCCGACTTATTAACTGGGTATGATTTTGATAGATGTCTAACATATAGATTAGACAAGTCAAAATGTAGTATAGAAGATGCATACAAAGAATCGTGCGAACTATTTGAGAATCGGATATTCACGATGCATGCCGAGGGTCTATTTTTAACACCATATGCAAAAAAACATTTTTTATCTTTGCAAATAAATGCATTATATCAAATATCGCGGTGGGTTCCGTTAATAAATCATTCAAAATTAGGTTAAATGATTAGAAAAATTCAAATATTAGAAAAATTAAAATTATAAAATTTTTAAATTATAAAAATATAACTTTTTATGAACCAACTATTTAAATAAATAATTTTATATCAAACATATACATGGCTGATACAAACGCGGAAACTCCCAAGATACCGGAAGAATTTCAAAAAATCATGAAGGATTTTATTAATGACATCACCACTACTTTCCCTGAGTATCTACCACTAATCAAAAAGTGGTGGAAAACAGATAATGAAACGGGTGAAACAACAAAAGAGAGTATTGAATACATTTTCAAATATTGTTTATCGGTTTATCCTGAGCGGTTTTTTGATATTTTGTATAAGAATAATGATATTTTCGGAGACAATTCTATCATGAATACCGAATTTCTTCCCGGGATTAGTTTTAAATACTTATGGTCGTGCGATATCTCCGGTACTACCCGAGACACAATTTGGAAATATTTGCAATTAATTATTTTGTCTGTGGTTGGATCTGTAAATAATAAGGACGCTTTTGGAGATACCTCAAAAATTTTTGATTCTATAAATGAAGAAGAATTACGTAGCAAGTTGCAAGAAACAATGGAAGAGATGCAAAAATTATTTAAAAATAGCGGACAAGAAAAAGAGGGAACTGGAGAAAAAGGTAGTGATGAAGGAATCAATATGAATAATATGCCATCCGCGGATGATATACATAGTCATGTCAATGGAATGTTAAATGGTAAATTAGGAAACTTGGCGCGAGAAATTGCAGAAGAAACGGCAGGTGACTTGGATATTGACATGGAAAACATAACGGATGCAAAGGATGTTTTTCAAAATTTATTCAAGAATCCAGGGAAATTGATGGGACTTGTAAAGAATGTAGGAGAGAAATTAGATTCGCGAATTAAGTCAGGTGAAATCAGCCAGAGCGAACTTCTGTCAGAAGCGAGTGAAATTATGAGTAGAATGAAAAATATGCCCGGAATGGGAAATATGCAAGAAATGTTGAGCAAGATGGGGATGCAAATGCCTAATATGGCGGGTTTAGGTAAAAATGTGAAATTAGATGTAAATGCCATGGATAATAAATTAAAACAAACAATGAAAACTGCGCAAATGGCGGAACGTATGCATAAAAAGGCGGAACAACGAAAGCAAGAAACTGCAACAGCAGCAGCTGCAGCTGCTATTCAAGCAACAAATACAACTCCTGCTTATACGGATGCCCATTTGTTATCTTTATTTAGTGATATGGGAAAACCGGAAAAAACGCCACGAAGTGCTGGAAAGCCGGAAGATAAAAAGAAGAAGAAGAAGAAGAAGGCCTAGACTAGAAAATTTGTATTGTACAGATTTTATAAAATTAATAATTCTATTATATATATAAAATGACAAATTATATTCCATTTTGGGGCAAAGACCCTTCTATTTTATTAAATAAAAATGAAATATTTCAATTTTGGCCAATGCCAAATATGAATATGGAAGAAAAAATGAATGCAATTAGCAGGTCTGTTATTGTTCTCTCACTTTTAGGATTTTTATTTACTTTTTCTAGTAAATTTTTATTGATGGGTATTATTACTCTTTTAGTAATATGGTTTGTTTATCGGTCATACGGTACATCTTCCAGTAAAAAAACAAAAGAGGGGTTTTATAGCAATGGCAAAAATAAATCAGCTGATATAAAAATAACGAATCCAGAAACATTAGAAGTAAATTTGAAATCAGAATTTGAAGATGTTACAAAAAAGAATCCTTTTAACAATGTTTTATTGACTCAAATTAATGATGACCCACATAGAAAGCCAGCACCTCCAAGTTTTAATCCGGACGTGCATGATGATATTAATAATAAAACGAAAAAAATGATTCAATACTTGAATCCAGGAATTAAAAATACAAATAAGCAATTATTTGGTGATTTAGGAGAAAGATATGAATTTGATACACAAGCACAATGGTATTATTATTCCATGCCCAATACAAAGGTATGTAATGACCAGGGAGCATTTGCGAATTATTTATATGGAAATATGCCAAGTGCCAGAAACGGAAATGCCTTTGCCCTTGTACAGGACAATTACCGTTATACATTGTATTAAAATTGGTTTTTACCTTTTACAAAATTTTTGTATTATATGTTTTTTGTTTAGTAAAATATTTAAAGTAATTCATCTGTGAAAATATTCTGTTGTATTATTATAGACCATGGCATTTGTTTATAATTATACCTTTGATAATTTGACCCGAATTGGGAATGACGTATGTACCCAGGACCAAAATACCATCCAAAATGTCAATGCATCCAACTATTTGTTACAAAATTATTTTAGTAATGATTGCTCCATGAAGCAACCAATTGCTTTAGCAACCACACAACCAGGTATTATGTATAATGGTGGAAGTGGAAGCGGTGCCGGCGGATGTAATATTGATGCAAGTTCTGATTTAATGATTGGCAGTATTCAAACGCACCCCAGATGCCGCGTTTCACTTTTTCAGCGCCCTTTTGCAACGGTTCCCTTTCTTGGTCGCGGTTCAGTCGACCCTATTTTGGAAGCCCAAATCATGCAGGGTGAGCTTCTCACCAATAAACGCTCCGTGAATAAGTTATCGGAAAAAAGTGATATTAAATATCAAATTACACCATTGATTCCGAGTGTCAAGGATCGTGTTACAAATCCGGTATATTCAGTAGAAGGGGTCGCATCTGCTGGGTGGGTTCGTGGCGGCATTCCCTCTCGTGATTTAACTCGGGACCGTGATTTTTATAATGCGCACACACAGGACCAATACATTTAAGATACAACCAATATTATAATTATAATAATAATAATTATAATAATAATAATTATAATATTCATATTCATATTCATATTTATATTCATATTTATATTTATAATAATATCTGAGTTCATCCATATTTACAAGTTAAAATGTATTAAAAACTTCAGTATAAATACTTCAGTATAAATAATATAATGTACAACGTTGATGTCGTTTGTGTTTATCCGTATTATGATTCCGATTTATTACCATATTGTCCAACAAAATTAGCACCCGATTTTATAAAAGAATATATTGAATTATATACTACCGAAGAACTCAGTAATTGTTTATATAAGGCCAACTTTTTGGAATCATTTCATTTAACCGATTTTAATGAAGAAATGATTAATAAGGAGGTCAAAGTATTATATAACCAGTTGATAGAGAATGTCAGATTGAAAGAATGTATGAAGATTCTGGCAAACAAATATATGAGCGAAGATTTGTTTATTGGATTTATGATTTTATTTTCTTATGAATATTTCTTTTTAACGCATACATGCATTTGTGAATTTTTAAAGTCAGAAGAATTGCAATCACTTACAAAATTAGAGGAATATATTGCAAAAAAGTAAAATTTGTTTTTATAAAAAGTAGAAAGTAGAAAGTAAAAAGTAGAAAGTAGAAAGTAGAAAGTAAAAAGTAAAAAGTAGAAAGTAAAAAGTAGAAAGTAAAAAGGAAAAAGTAAAAAATAAAAAAATGACATATAATAAATATGGCATCAACTCGGAATTTAAATACACAAGGGAACTACTATTT